GACCAAAACCACTACTAGGCGTAGTTCCTCCTCGTGGGTAAGCTTATACCTCTAAGCAAGCGAGAACCTCGAAGGCGTGATGGCACATCGAAGGAGATCTGTATCTCCTGCGGTCATTACATCTACGAGACTCAAGGGATTGATCTAATACCTCTAGGTGAAAAGACCAAAGGTAACTTCAAGATGAGTGCCAGACACACAAACTTCTCCGACTGCCAGGTATCCATCAACATCGGAGAACCTAACTCACCCTGGGGACCAACCAGAAAATAGTTGTTTACAAGTACAGGTAGACAGGATATGTTCTACCATAGGAGGTAGATGCAATGACGCGAGGAACGATTCAACGCGAGCATGTCTATGTGTATGACACGTGCATGCAGTGCCAAGAACAAAACGTTCTTGTGTATGAGTGTGGCGAACAGCTTTTATGTGCTGAACACTCACGACAATACGCACGTAAAAACCCATTGCCTCAATACTGCGATAGGTGCGGTAAACAAGACAAGGTCGTTCGTGACCCAGGACATCGTCGCAACGAGTATCTCTGCATGAGTTGTCACGCGGATGATGGATTCTTGATTCACGATTCAGTTACAGCTCGAGCTGTGAAATCAGCTCTTGAGCTTCCGACAAAGGAAAAATAGATTTGGGTAGCTCGCAGCTGCAGTTACTCAAGGAGGCCGAGGAACTTCACCAGAAGTCCAGAGCCTGGCTAGCTGATAATCAGCTATCCAAACCAAGCGAAGAAACTACGAAAGGAAACACCGTGGCAGAAGTCACTCCACAGCAAGCCGCCCAGCTCTACAGCCAGGGCAAGCCAGTAGTTGAAGTTGCCAAGGCACTTGGCATTACCTACGGTAAGGCTCGTCGCCTTATCGCCGACTCCGGTACCGACATCCGAGACGCCTCAACGCGTCTCAAGGGTCGAACCCGCCCAGTCAAGTAGGAAACCATGCCTGATTGGCTAACACGCCTGCGTGATTTGGTCTGGCCTGCCGTTGCGGCGGCCGTACTTGCAGGATTATCCGTGGCATCCGCTCTATTTGCCCCTGAGAGGCTCTCACAGGCCCTTTCTCTTGGGTTGGCAGGCGTAACCATGGCATTACTCGCCACACGCGAGTAAAACCAAGACCTCAGCCCTCCTAGAGCCGTCGTTCTAGGGGGGCTTTGGCTTTATACTCCAAATCCTGGCACCTACCTGATATAATAGTACCCATAAGGAACCAAGGAAGGGAGTTCAAGATGAAGTTTCTACCAGACAGCCCAATAGTTTACGCGGGCATGAAGGTCAGCCGCAAGGCAACCAAGAAGCGTTCAGCTTCACCAACTGCCTTTGATTCCTACACATGGAACCTGATGGACAGCTTCCTAAAAAGTATTCAGGACAAAAAAGAAAAGGTGACCAAATGACGACAGAGACTTTATTCGGCCCAAGCGAAAAGCAAGTCAAGTTCATCAATGATCTTCTTGATGAAAAGGATCTTCAACCAGAAGCGATAGCTGGCTTTCGCACAGCACTCGCAACAATGGACAAGAAGGCAGCATCGAGCTTGATTGATCTTCTGATCCGTCTCCCAAAGAAGGAGAATAAGGTAGTCGGTGGGTCAAAATCAGCTCTTCAGGAAGCACTTTTGAAAGCGCCTAAATCTAAGTACGCGGTGCCAAACGTCGAGCTTGACATGTCAATGACAGACGCAACCAAGCTTACAGGCGACCACCTGTTTATAGAACTAAAGGAATACATGGGCAACCTTTATATGAGACGCCTTCATGGCGCTGTAGGTGCCTTTACACGTACACGTGTGGCAAATGAGGATGCTGTAACCATCATGAACCATATCTCAAAGGACCCATACAAGTACGCAAAGATATTCGGTACGATCTACAGCTGCTGCGGTAGCTGTGGAGCTGAGCTCACAGATCCAATCAGCCGTGAGCTACAACTCGGCCCAGAGTGCCGTAAAAAGTTCGGAAAGTAGGTCGATGGATGATACCATTGATTCCATCAAGCGAAGGAGGTAGCGCATGGCAGATCAGCCATTAGCTTATCTTTTGGAAGCACGTGATGCAGCTGGCAAGATTGCGGCAAGCCTATACGTAAAACCAGAGGATGTTCGCTACAGCACAAAGCTGTACATGGAGGAAGGTTTTGATGTTTCCTCTACACCTGTTTCCGAGCTTCCTGAAGGAGTAGAGCTGGCGTAGCACAGCCCAGCTCACATCACCACATGGCACATGGCTTTCTCCTGCTATCGCCATTTTTCCAAAAACTGGGAAAAGATGTTATAGTTTTCCCCATGACGAAAGGACGTAATACTGATGTGGATATTTACTGAGACTGGATTCGTGAGTGCTGTTCAGCATCGCGAAACTCCAGAGTACCTCGTCGTTCGCGCACGCGACAAGCAATCACTTCAAGTCCTCGCAGACCTATGCGAGGTTGAGATCAAGTTCACGCCTCATGCGGACTATCCGTATCGAGTTATCGTGACAAAGAATGATTTCACGAGCTGGATGAACGACAATATAGATTTCCTTGGATATAGCAACTTCAAAAACCAAGTTGCCATTACCCGAGGAAAGGACTACGCCCATACGTTGGGAAGCGTATGGTCGACGATGCATGACGTAGAGGACGAGCAAGCTCGTAACCGATACGCCGCGTATGACTCGTCGTTGGGCTTTAGATGAGTCTAGCGCAGTCCGCCAAGCCTGCGGGCTTGGTTGTCCCTGTCCCCTACCAAAGGAGGCTAACTAGCAATGCACGTTTCCTCAAAGAAACTAGCACTGACGTCAGTAGCTTACGCGGTGACGCTAGCAGCAGTAGCTGCATTTGCATCATCGCAGTTTGAGACAATACCCCCAGCCAAGGCTGAGGAAGTAGTAAATACAACTGAACAAGAAGATAACAACATCCCAGTCATTACGTCTAGGATGCGGACTCAGGCCGAGGTGTTTGCTTCGTATCGAAACTCGAAACAAGCATTAGCACCAGGCCAACTCTCTGAGTTGTTGTATGCGGTAGGCTTTCGTGGCCAACAGCATAAGACAGCTTGGGGAATCGTGATGCGTGAATCAAATGCACGCCCACTAGCTCACAACGGAAACGCTAGAACTGGTGATAGCTCATACGGTATCTTCCAGGTCAACATGTTTGGTGACCTTGGTCCATCCCGTAAGGAGAAGTTTGGACTAACGTCCAACACCCAGCTCTTTGACCCAGTGCTAAATGCACAGGTGGCTTTCTTTATGAGCAAAGGTGGCGAGGACTTTGGAGCATGGGGCATTGGCCCAAATGCCTATCGTTCTGGTGCGGGCATGAACACGCTGAAACGCCTGGGTGAATACCCAGGAATCGTCAAGGTCATCATTGAGTAGTTAGGATACATTACAACTATGACTGAACAAGATGATACAACCTACGAGCCAGTAGCTGCTGGTGGCTTCCCTGTTCTAGATGCGGTACCTGTTGAGGAGCCAGCCCCAATCATTGAGGCTGAACCTGAACCTGAACCCATGCCTGAACCAGTCCCACAGCCTGAGCCTGTAGTCATTATAGAGGAACCTGTTGCGGTAGCCCAACCAGAACCAGTGGCTCCGCCTACGCCTGCACCACAGCCACAGCCAGTGGCTAAACCATCGCGTCACGTTGTAACAAATGGTGATGCGGACCCTGTCCATCTATCAGCCTGCGTGTACGAGAACAAGCATGCTAGAAAATCCCTGACCGTTCATCACGTTCAGAGACGCCTTGCAGAGCTTGGATACAACGATGCGGTGGGCGACAGAGACGGCTGGTACGGTGAGCTAACAGCGCTAGCTGTGAAGGCGTTCCAAAAGGACAAAGGTTTGGAATCAACAGGTCTCATGGATGAGGCAACCTTTACTAAGCTCTTCCAGGGAGATGCTAACGTTGAGGTAATCATTAGTTAGGTATTGCTTAGGTTTGGCCCTGGCTCTATGACTTGTCATAGGCCAGGGTCATTTTCTATATCTGCTACACATCTACACATAGGCTCCACCAAGAATCACACATGTTACTCGCCAGTAACTTACTACACCAACCTCAACGACTAACCAACAACCACTTGCCTGCACCTGTCTAGCTCAGCTGCTAGCTCAGCTCAGCTTCCTAACTTCCGTGTAGGACATAGATCCAAGCTACTAGCCAGCCTTTCTACTAGCTAACACATCAGCCAACAACTACAACAGCCTATAGGCACACACTTCTACCTATAGGTGTAGATACATTTGGAAGCCTTTTGCCAACAGGCACTGCTATGCTGCCTCATGGTACTTGCTTCTACTTTCTTGCTAAAAGATCTTACAAAAGCAAATCACAGAAGAAAAGTTGGAGACACTTACGAGTTTCTTCCACACATAACATATCT